GGCAACTTAAGCTTCCAAACTGTATTCGGTGGAAAATTCCGTTTAGTTGTTAGCCGTGTTGACCAAGGTAACTTAGCTGCTTCTGCTAACGTGAATGCTCAGTCTGTTAAGACTACCTTCATCGTTAAGCCCGGTTCTATTGCTTTCTCCCCAATCGCTATGCCTGCCCCTGTTGAAGTTGACCGTGATGCGGCTTCTTACACTGGTGGTGGTTCTACCTCTATTTGGTATCGTTACGGTTTCGTAATGCATCCAATGGGTTACGACTGGGCTGGTTCTACTGCTGCTTTTGCTACCAATGGTGCCTACAGCACTGCCGGTTCATGGGCACGTAAGATGGATGCATTGAATTTAGGCATTCTCCCTATTCTACACGCTTAATACCTTTAGGAGGAACTGATGGCACTAACTCTTAATGTAAACTCATATGTAACCGTCAGTGAAGCAGAAGATTACTTTGATACCCGCATTGATGCGAGTTCATGGAACTCTGCTGATGCTGATGACAAGGAGTCGGCCTTAGTGACTGCAACTCTCATACTTGATGAAAATCAATTTATAGGGGCTGCTGTCAGTTCCACCCAAAGTCTTGCATGGCCTCGTACTAGTGCTAGCTACCTTGACACTAAGTTAGGACAGCGAGTAAATATTGGCATAGGTGAAATACCTAAAAGAATGAAATTAGCTGTTTTTGAAATGGCTAATCATTTACTTGCCAATGAAAATTTACTTGATAATACTGCACAAACATTTGAGAAAATTAAAATCGGTTCTATTGCAATCGAAGATAATAGCTCAGACTATATGCCACCACCCTTGGTTCCGAATACCGCAAGGAAATTCTTAAAACCGTTACTTGTAGCCTCTGCTTCAGGTAATTCATGGTGGAGATCTAACTAATGGTATCAAAAGCTAAACTACAACTTGCTGTAGACAAAGCTTTTAGTAAACTAGATGCTCTAGCTGTTACGGCTAAATTCACTAATAAAACAGTAACATCCTTTGATTTCACTGTAGGCGAGATTGTTGCACAATCAAACGTCTATACAACCAAGGGTTTTGTTGAAACTACTAAATCAGAAATCGGTAATACAATTTCAACCTTTTTATCTCTTACGGTAAAGACAGGTGGCGTTAATTTTAATGCTTATACCACGGTTGAGATTGACGGTATTACCTATAACTGTTCTGTTCTATCAGGGAATGCTTACGTAACAACTTTTAAGATTGGAAGGACAACATAATGTTTAATAAAATTAGACAAGATATTTATGGTGTTTTTGCAAGTAATCTTTGGAAAAATCTAGGAATAAAAGTATTTCCTGAGAATTATCAAGGAGATATCGGTACTCAGTTACCGTATATTCGCCTTACAATAATTCTGGGTGTCGCTACTCTAAATTCACATAATTTAGAGAAACAGCTTTCTGGCAGAATGGTTTTATCTATTTTTGTAGATAATAATGCCGGAGATAAAGACCTATACGAGTTAGCTGATATAATTGATAATTATTTTCAGGGTAAGACTTTAACTAATGGAACGCAATTTGGACCAAGCACATTAATACCGCTTGGCATAGACAAGATTAATAGTTCAATCTACAGAGGCGACTATTCAATCACTTTTAAGAAATACGGAGAATAAAACAATGGCTCACATTACATCCATCGGCGCAGGAATCTTTTCTGCGCTAGCAGTAAGTACTACTGCAATTACTAACTTAGCAACTGTCGATACAGTTGCTGAGTTAGAAGCACTATTCGCAACTACTGGTTTCACTGAAATCAAGAACGTTCGTGAATTCCCACAAATCGGTACACCAGCTAACATCGTTAACGTACCTGTTTACGGTCAAAAGACATCTAGCCAGATCCAAGGTCAAGCTGATGCTCCTTCATTAGAAATGACCATTAACTACATCCCTGCTGACTGGGCACCCGGTACTACACTAGGCGCTTTGGTTGGTGACGGTAACGTTTATGCGTTCCAGTTTTCATTACTAAACGCTAAGCCTACAGCCTTAACCTCTGCTGGTCTAGCTACTGTTGCTAACTCTAACTTCTACTTTGTTGGTAAAGTTGAAGCAATCTTAGTTAGCCCACAGCTAACAGACGCTAACCAAGCTACTTTGACTCTATCTATTTTAGGTGATTTCTTTGGTCCTACGACTCAAAGCTAAATCTTAATAGAATCATAGAGTTATACCAGGGGACGTTAAAGAAGAAGACTCTTTCCGCCCTCCGGTTGCTTTTCTTTACACCTATAGGTTATACTTTATATATTATTATAATGATACTTATAGGTGTAATTCTCTTATATATAGGACAGTATTATGGACAGTAAACCACCATTTAGTAAATCATTTGTTATGAAGACTACCTTCCGACATATGAAGCGATCTATCGATATTAGTATTGGTAAATCATTTGAACGTTTAAAAGATTTTGAGAATGATAGCTCGGTAGGTAAGGAAATTATTGAAACCTTATCAGTGCTTCATACTCTTGGTAAAGTACTTGATGAATTTCAGGAAAATAATAAACATCTATTCATTGATAATAAACAGTAAGGAAAATAGTTATGAAACATTTAATTGGTAAGAACATGGGAAAAGAAGTAGACTTTATGGAAGATAAGGTCACTATTAAGAAGCTAGCTGTTTCTGAGATTATGAAAATCCAAGAAGTAACAAAGAAACAAAAAGAAGGTGATGAGCTAGGCACCCTGCGAGTAATGATTCGTTTCGCTGTTGAAGGCGCTGGCGAGATGAAAGATAGTGAAATTGATTCATTCCCACTTGATGAACTAAGTAAGCTAGGTGCTGAAATTGTTAAGTTCTCAGGTATGGGTGGTCAACCAACAGAAGTTGCCGAATCGGGAAACTAACTGAGGAAGAACAAGCTATCTATGAGTTAGCGTATAGCCTGCGTATGTCTGTATCAGACGTGCTAGCAATGCCTTACGAAGAATTCTTAGGTTGGTTCAAGTTCTTCAAGATCAGACCTGTGGGTTGGCAAGAAGATTATAGGACTTCATTACTACTTAATGCTCAAGGCGTTAAGAAAAAGGCGAGTGAAATATTCCCATCACTTAAAGCATTAGAAGGCGGTAGCAAGAGTAAGGGTATTGATCCTAATTTTATGCGTATGCTACAAGGCGCTGTTGGTGGAGATAAAAACTGGAAACCTATACTGGAGTAACTATGGCAAATTTAAGTGTGAAAGTTGACTTCAAAAAAGAACTAGAAAAATTAAAAGAAGAAGTCAAAGAAATTGCAAACGATAGCGTAATTGATCGCACTGAATTTGCTACAGCGGCTTTAGCAAGAGTAACCCCTATTGATACGGGTTATGCTAGAAGCAGATGGGTTTATAAGTTTGAAAAAAATAGTAGTAATGGGGATGTTATCGGTATTATCGATAATGATGCTCCCTACATCGGTATTCTTAACAAAGGACATTCAAGGCAAGCGCCTTCGTTCTTTATTGAGAAAACACTAATTGCAATAGGTGAACTCGAAGACCCTGTTGTTGATTATTTAGAAGAATAATCTTATGCCCTAGATGGTGATCTCTTATTAAAGGGATTTTCATCTAGGGCATTTTTATTAAGGAGAAAGAAGAATGGCAGTTCAAATTCAAGTCCGTTCGGATTCCTCGCAAGCACAGGTAGATTTAAAGAAACTAGAATCATCACTAAAGTCGGTACAAACCAGCGCGGAAAGTATCAACAAATCAATTAGTGGATTAGCAACTGCAACTAAAGTAGCTTTTGCCGCTTTACCTATTGCTGCTATCGGAACCGCCGCTATCAGAACAGCAGCTAGCTTTGAGACATTAAATGCTAGACTTGTTACAGCTACAGGCAGTACAACTAGGGCAGTACAAGCTTTTAGTGCCGTACAAAAGATTGTTGCTGCTACCCCCTATAGCGTTAGGGCATTAACTGACGCATACGCAAGACTTGCTACAACAGGTAATAGAGCCTTTGCTAGTCAAGCACAAATTGAAAGAGGTATTCAGAATATCTCTGATGCCGTTGCCGCCGTAGGTGGTGGTGACGTAGAACTAAATAGAGTTGCTGTAGCCTTTGAAAGAATGGCTTCAGAAGGTCGTCTAACCGCTGAACGACTCAACCAAATTACTGACGCAGGTATCCCGCTAACTAAGATTGCGGATGCTATGGGTATGTCAATGGGGGAATTGAGAAAGGAAAGCGAAAAAGGTAATTTAACCTTTGAAAAATTCTACAAAGCTTTTCAAAATGTAGCGGAAGCAGCTGAGGGTTTTGGTGGAGCAGCTTCAAGACAAGTTAATACGCTTAACGGCGCGTTCTCTAACTTAGGTGATGCTATTGCCATTACACAAGATAAGATGGTACGTCAATCAGGGGTCTCTAAGATTCTTGTTAAAGGTATACAGTCAATTACGCAGAGCTTCCTTAACTTCGCTGATGGTCTAGAATTCTCAGTAGCTAAGGGCTTATTTAATATTGCATTATTTTACGATAATGCACGTTTAATACTTCTCGATATTGGTAAGCTATTTAATGAGTATGCAGGGAAGGCAATTTCTTTCCTCCCTGATATCTCTATCGATACTGACGCTATTATATCTGATATACGAGGTGCTCTTTCTCGTATAGATATTAGTGGTTCAGTTAAAGCCTATGCTATGAAACTTTCTGATTTCTTACCCGGTTTAGATACAGTACTAGCACTCATTTCAAAGTTTGGTCAAGCAGTTAAAGATATATTTTATAATATTTGGGATGCTGTCGTCGGGAACTCTTACTGGCCTGATTTAATTGAAGATATTACTATGTGGGCAGGTAAGCTCCTCGATATGGTGAAACCTCACCTTGAGAAGTTTAAGGCTTATGTATTCGACATATTTACAGGACTACGCACTGAGTTCAATAAGCTTTTCAAAGATATTTCAATTAAAATTGGTGTATCCGCAAATACTGGTGTTCTTAAAGAAGTAGACAGCTACGTTAAACGTATTAATGATAGCTTAGGTGAGTTAACAGAAAACGCTAAGAAAAGCGAGTTAATTAAAAGGTTGTTTAGAGAGGTAAACAACGGTACTAGCGGATTACTTGATATCTACAACAAACTATCAGCTAATAATGAATTTAACGCTTTACGTATATCATTCAATGCGGTTACTGTTGCTATAGGTGAGGGCTTAATTCCTCGGTTACTAGGCTTAGTCGGGGTCATAGCTGGTTTTCTTAAACTAGACACTGCTCAGTTAAAGCTGAGTATGACTGGTTTTATTGATAAGATAAATATCGAAGGTGTTGGTACAGAAAAACTTAAAGCAGCAAAAGCAGTAATTGAAAGTTCATTATCAAGTGTTACTGACGCTACTGACGAGTTCAATAAAAAGGCTTCTAGCGGTTTGCTTGGGTTTGAGACACCGGGTAAAATACTAGACTCTATCGGTACTACTATCGGTAGGGTGATGTCTCAAGCTTTTCTTGGGGCTACAAAAGAAAATGAGCTACAGCTTGCCGATATTTTCTCTTTAGCACTTGCTTTTGCTTTTAGTAAAGGTTTCCGTAATTTAGTTATAACTGGTGCTATTATAAAGCTAGTTATTGGTGATCAGGGGTTAAGTGAAGCCCTGAGTAAGATTTATACTTTAATCTCAGACTTCGGTAACAAGGTACTCGCCGGTGCAGGTATCTCTGGTTGGGTTGGTGGTGATATCCCTGGATTCCTTGCTGGCTTACTATTTGGTGGATTAACTCTTGCAGTAGTAAGTGGAAAGTTAACACCTATTCTAATAGCAATCTCTAAAGCAATTGCGTTAAGGCTCTTCTTACCTAGTCTAATTAACCCTGAAACAGAAGCTAAAGAAGTAGGAAAAGCTAAAACACTTGGTCAGAAGATGGGTGGTGCTTTCCGTGGGTCATTCTCTATTGCTGGCGGTTTAGCAGGTACACTTATTGGTGGTCACCTATCAGAGGCGGCTTTGAATTACTTTGGAGTAAAAGACCCGCTTACTCGTGCTGGTGTTGAGCTTGGTACAATTATTGGTACAGCAATGGCTTTTAGTACTATTGCCGCCTTTGCCGCTAACAAGCTTATCGCAAGTGGTGCTTGGTTATTAGCTGCTTTATTTCCAAAAGTTGCACTAGTACGTATTGCGGCTACTGCATTTGCTGCAACGGTTCTAACTAGTTTGACTGCAGCATTAGCTGGTTTTTTTACTACTGCAAGCTTTGGTGTTTGGTTCTTAGGTTATATCTTCCCCACTATTAGCGTTGTTACTACAGCAATCGCTAGTTTCCTTGCAGCTATTGCAGCAGGTTTAACAGGCCCCATTGTACTTGCAGCATTAGGTATTGCTGCTGGTAGCTTTTTGTTATGGAGCGTTTTCTTTGGTGAAGAAGGATCATGGGGGAGTAAAGTCAAACAATTCTTTACAACAAATGTAATCCCGCCAATTGAGTCAGCCCTTGATACCGTTTTCAACTACTTTTCTAAAAAGTTTGATGAACTAGGTCTAAAAGTTAAAGATTTCTTTTCATTTAGCTCTAGTCAAGGTGGTACAGGTGGTGGATTAATAATGCCAGAAGGCTATGCCACTGGCGGTAAAATCTCTGGTCCCGGTACTGGTACTTCTGACTCTATTCTTGCTCGTTTATCTAATGGTGAATACGTAGTTAATGCAAAAGCAACTGCAAGTAACCGTGGACTTTTAGAACGTATTAATAGCGGCCTTCCTGCTTTTAACACAGGGGGTTTCGTAGGTTATAGTTCTCTTGTTGATAAAGAGTTTATTAAGCAAGTAGAGGGTAAACAAAAACTAAATGGGTATGTACCTAAAACCAACTCAGGAAAAGTAAATGGTAAGTCAGGTGTTACTATTGCCAGCGGTCTTGATTTAGGTCAATTTTATAACTGGGAACTCATTAAGTCAGGTGTACCTAAGGCCTTAGCAAAAAAGTTTAAACCATATCAATACCCGTTGCAAAAAGATGCAGCTGTTGAATTTCTTAAAAAGAACCCCTTAAGTATTAGTCAAGCAGAAGCAGAAACGGTAGATTCTACAACTTCTGAATATGCGTTAAGAAGGCTAAAGGATCACTTTAGTATATCTGATTTTGCAGAGTTGCCAAAAGGGGTTGCAACCGCCCTAGCTTCTTATACTTTTCAGTATGGTAATTTACCTTCTAATTTTGCTGATCTTGCAAAAAATAAAGAATTTGAAAAACTTGCAAATCTTTTTGAATCACGAACTTCATTTAAACCTAGAAGAAAACTAGAAGCAAATTTAATTCGTAAGCATGCCGTTGGAATATATGATGCATATGCCACAGGTGGAGCTATATCCGGTCCCGGTAATGGTACTTCAGACTCTATATTAGCCAGACTATCTAACGGTGAATATGTTGTTAATGCTAAAGCAACAGCTAATAACCGTAATCTACTCGAGCGCATTAATGCCGGTCTTCCTGCTTTTGCTCAAGGTGGTGGTGTTAACATGTCTAACCTTGCTGCTGCAACTGGTGGTGACTTGAATAGATATGATTTCAGTAAGTTAACATCTCAAGAAGTCATAAAGCTAAATAAACAAATTACGGATTTGTTACAAGCTCAAAAGAGTGCAGATGATCAGTTACTACGCTCAGGTAAGGTTCAAGAGTACACACAAAAAGCATTAGATAACCTCAATGAGGTAACTACTAATCAACTTGTGCAGTACATGAAACCTACACCAGAACTCCTTAAAGCAATTCGTGATGATGCTAGGTCAACTAAGTCAAAAGAAATAGGTACAAATGCAGTAGGCGGTTTAAAGTCAGACTTTAGCGCAAACTTGCTAAGTTTGATTAAAGGCGAAAGTGACTTTAGTACTTTTGGTGATTCCCTTCTAAACTCTATTACAAGTAAAATTACTGAGACTACAGTGAGTGGATTTACTGAAGGTTTGTTTAGTGTACTTACAGCACCTTTAGAATCCTTTTTCTCAGGTAGCGCAGATAACGCGATGGGTGCGGGTAGTGGCCTTGGGGGATTAATCAGTGGAGTATTTGGTGGTGCGGCTTCCAGTAAACCAACGGGTACAGTTGATAATCCAACAGTTACGCAAGATGTTAACGATGTCAAATCAAAACTTAGTTCAATTAAGGCAGATGATGAAAAGAGTTCTCTGGTTGCAGTAGTAACGGATAAGCTTTCTTCTGCATTTGATAGCTTAAAGAATGGCTTTAGTACCTTATTTCCTGAATTAAGCAAATCATTAAGCGGTATGTTTGATGGTTTAATGTCTATTCTTGGCGGTGGCAGCGGCGGCGGCGGCTCAGGTATACTTGGCTTAATTAGCACAGGACTGTCTATCTACTCAGGCTTCTCCGCAGGGGCAGCTACCTCCTCACTCGCTAGTACCAGCTACAGTATCGCTCCTGCTTCTACAGGCGGTATGGGTTTTAAGCTAAAAGCGTTTGCTGATGGTGGTGTGGTTCCGGGTAATTACGGTCAAGCAACTCCTGTTATCGCTCACGCTGGCGAGGTTATTCTTAACCAAGCTCAACAGTCTCGCGTAGCTGCTGCAA